AGGGATAGCATTTATAAATGATCCTCACGGAGAATCTAAAGTGGTAGACACACTAAAGTATGATATAAATTCAGACTTAACATCTACCTTCAGGTTTATAGAGCATCCTGTAGATGATTCACCAGACGGATTATATTATGTAATATATGACCCCGTAAGAAACAAGGGGCAAGGAACATCTTTAAATGGTTTAATAGTTGTCAAAGGAATGATAACAGGAAACCCAAGAAATTTTGAAGATAATATAGTAGCGTGTAGATTTTGGAGAGATTACAATCTTGATGATAGTTATGAGAGAGTAGTAACAATAGCGAGGTATTATAATGCACAAATCTTCCCAGAAAGAACAGTACCAGGATTTAATGATTATTGCGAAAGGAAAAAATTTACAAGATTACTAGTACCAGAGCCACAGTCAATATTAAAAAATCTAGGATTTACATATAAGCATTATGTCCATGGTTTTGATATGAATAATGAAAAACTAAAGTTTTGGTGCCTAGATAAGCTATCACAATTTTTAAAGGAGTGTAGTGACTTTGACAAGGATGAGAACGGTTTCTGCACAAAAAGAAAGATAAATTATTTTTTCTTTAAGGGTATACTAGAGGAGATAAAGATGTTCAACTACGCAGGTAACTTTGATGCGATATCCGTAATGTTAGGATGGATGCTGCTAAGAGGAGAGTTACAGGAAGGAATATCAGTAAGCAAGAAAAAAGAAGAAGATGATATACCCCCACAAAAAGTTTTAAGACAAATACTAAAACATAGAGTTAAACCCTCTAAGTTCACTAAAATAAGAAATGGACGAACATAAAATAATATCCGAATACGCCAAGACTAAATCTAACTTTAAGGAGATTAGGGACAGGGCTGAATATCACGCAAGTAGACTTCAATTAGTTTTTGACGAGGAGAAATATAATACTATAAAAGTAAACCTCCAGCTAATTAATGGTGAACTCGACGTAAAGGAATTTTATGATAACCCTTTACAAGTGGGTATTGGTGGAGATACTATCCAACTAGACTATCAAGACATAACACACATACCCCTATTAGGACAGGTGTGTAATACATATATTGGTGAGGTCATGAAACTAGGAGTAGTCTACAACATGAAAGATGAGGCACCCACAAGGTCAACCATTATAAAAAATAAAGTTAATGAGGATACTGCATCTATACTAAGTCAGATGATGGACGCACAAAAACAGAAGGCTGTTTTAAAGGTAATGCAAGATTACAATATCACAGATCCTTTTGAAACCCCAGAAATTCAACAACAAGTTGGACAAGAGGTTGAAAAGATAATGCAATTTAAAAGTACTAAAGATGTACAAGAGTTTTTAAAAAATAGAATTACAACCCCAAAATTAAGAAGTGCACAAGCGATTCTCCGAAAGTTAACCATGGAGAATAAAGTAAAAGAGGAGCAAATACAAGGATTAAAATATATACTAGCCTCGGGGGAGTTGTACTTCTATTGTGATGTAGAGAATGAGGACATATTGTATGAGACAGTAAACCCAATGTTTTTAGAGTGGGAAGGATCTTTAGAGCAAGAAGATATACAAAAATCTAGAGTGGTAAAAAGAACCATGTGGTTAACTAGAGACGATGTAATACAAAAGTATTCTGAGTGGCTAACAAAAGAAGATTTAGATAAATTAGAATACTACTACGAACCAGTAGGAACCCCCTCAAACTTCAAGAACAAGTATGAAGATCAAAGAACTAAAGAGTTCATGCACATTATGTCGCAAGATCAAAACATAGAGAAGATAAGGGCAGCTGACATAAATACTCACCAAGGGAGAGAAATGTTCAGACAATATCAGGAAGACATTTTTCAGGAGCAAGGCATACACAGGGGAATAAGAATTAGTCACATAGTATTTAGAGAAAAAACAAAACTAAAGAAAGTGACTAGACTAACTGAAGGGCTAAAAGAAGTATTTTGGGTATCCGAAGAAAAGTATAGAAAAAACCCATTAGATATATCTGTGGTTACAGTAGTAACAGACAAGGTATGGGAAACTACAATTATAGGTAATGGGGTAAACTCATTCCATGTAAAAACAAGGCCTTTTCCATATCAATATGTAGACCCTAAAAATCCTTATAAAATTAATTTTCCTTATGTAGGGAAAAAGATAGGAACAAATAAAGGAGTGACAAATCCATTTATATTTGTAAATTTAGGAAAGTCGAGCCAAAAAGATTTTGATGTAACTATAGCCGCTGTAAAACATGCTATGATGACTAACATGGGGAGTGTGTTTACTTTTATTATGAACTACAAGCCAGATAATATATCATGGCAAGAGTTTGTAGATTCTATTAGAAACTTAAAGATAATGCCTATTGATTCCAGTAAGGCAAAAGGAGATCCAAATGCAGCATCATTATTTAGGGAAATAAGTATGGGATCTACCCAAGACATAGCTGGGCTTCTACAGATAGCTGATAAGCACCAAGCATTTTTATATACAAGTATGCTCTTTAACCAAGAGAGAGTAGGGGCTATAAATCAATACCAAACATCTAGTAATAAAGATAGTAGTGTGAGCTCTTCCTACAATCAAACAACATGGTTAACACAAGAGTACCTTTCAATAGTAAACGCTTCCCTAAATTTATTACTTAACACAGGATACCATTTTTACAAAGAGAGGCCAGAAAAAGCCGCTGAGATACTGGATGATGTAAGCTATGTTGATTTTATACAGTCTAGTCCACTAGGATATTACTACAAAGGTTTGAGTGTGGTAAATTCTTATGAGGATATAGATTTACTAAAACAAATAAAATCATATTCATTAGCATTCATACAAAACTCAGATAACTATATATCGATAATTGACTTAATCCTTTCAAAAACAGAGGGGGAAATTAGAGAAATACTAGAGCAAGAGACTATACGAAGACAAGAGATGATGTTAGAGAACAGACAGCATGAGACTCAGTTGAAGGATATGGAAGTTAAGGGAACTATAGAAAGAGAAACAATAAAGAACAAAGCACTCTTTGACATTGAGACCATGAAGCAAGATAAGTCTATGGAAAGAGCCTTCATAACAAGGGAGAATTTTGCACTTGCAAATGACATAGATAAAGATGGACAAGCTGATTTCTTGACAAGCAAGTTAGCAGAGCTAGAGAACAAAATTGAGCTGAAAGAGATAGATAGAGAGATAGAAATGGAGAAGTTAAGAGTTAAAAATGAATACGAAAGAAGTAGAAATACTAAGAAATAGGCAATTATATTTGGTTTGCCATAAAAAATAACTAGAGATTAATTAGAAAAATCCAAATATTATTTATTATATTTGTAAAATAATACGCCATGAGAGATATTCAAGAGAGTAATGAAGAGGATGATATAGACATCTTTTCAATCCCGAAGACAGAAGGAACAGTTGATATTGAACAACAAGTAGAAGATGCCTCAGACATAATTGATGGTATAGATTTATTTGGAGTAGAGGAAGAGGAGGAAGAAGATATATCAACCAAAAAATCTGAAGGAGACGAAGAAGAAGAGGAAAGTGCTGATGAAGGTTTTGAAGTAACTGAAACCAATTTAGTACCATTACTCGGAGCACAACTTCTAAAAGATGGTATTCTCCCAGAAGGTTTTGAGATTAGCTCTAAAACCACCCACAAAGAGATATACGATGCATATAAAGATTCTGTACATGAGGAAGTAGAGAATGAAATATTTAACAGGATTCAAAACAAGCTCACCGAAGAGGGTGTGACAGAAGAAAATATCTACCATGCCAAATTGGTATCTACAGGAACAACTGTAGAATCTCTTAGAGAGATTGTAACAGATAAGGCAATGTCCGAGCAAGTATTTGATGGTGTAGATTCAAAAGAAAATATAGAACTTGTAAAAAAGTTTCTAGATAGTACTAATCAAGGCTCAAAGAAAATAGCACAAAAACTATTAGAAACAGCCTTATTAGATGATGAAGATTTCAAGGAACTTTTTGACGAGGGTAAAGAGTATTTTGCAAAGTCTGCAAAAACTAAAGAAAACCTAGAAGTAGAAAGACATGAACAGGTAAGGGCAAACAGAGAGGTTATAATTAAAAAGAACCAAGATGTTGTACAAGGGGTTATCTCAAAAGGAGAAGTTCTTGGCTTAAAAATACCTAACATAAGAAAGTTCACCGAGAGTATATCAGAAAACTCAGAGGTAATAGAAATAAGAGGAGAACAACGAAGGGTCACTAAATTAGGTAAATTCTTAATGGAATTTAATAATAACCCAGAGTTACAAATAGCCGCCTTTGTGCAGCATTCCTTTGGTAGTGAACTTTTAGAAAAGGCCAAGACAGAAGGGGAACAAGCTGGGGAGACCAACTTATTAAAGAACTTTTCAATGGTTCAAGATAAGGGCATTTCAAAAAAGCAAGTAACAGATTTAACAAATAAAAAAGCAACAACTAGTAAGAATAGTAACTCTTACTTTTTCCAAACAACAAGATAGCAAATAAATAATGGTACAACAGCCCTATTCGAGCCAATTTATAGTAAATGAGCGTCCAGTAACGGAAGGACGATACATGTCCAAAAGGTTCACATACAACGACCTTTTGTTATACAACGGTCAATTCGCAAAAGATTATACAGATATTAGCCAAGTAGCTAAAAACTTCTATGCCAGTCAATCAACTTCACTTAGTTCTGCATCAGTAGGATTACAAGAGTGGATACAGGGAATGGGGGGTGTAGAGTTTGTTGATCATAATGAGGTGAGATGGAAAGTCCAATATAAGCCAGAACGAAGGGTATACAGTTTAGGAAATCCTAATGCAGTACAAAAAGATTACTATGGACAAGGGGGACTACCCTTTAAAATCAAGTTATCATCTGATGAATTTGAGCCATATGATGTTTTGGCACCAAAAAGAAATAAGAGGTGCGGTGTTGTTGTAAAATCTAAAGGTAGAGGAACATCAACAGGATCTTATGAATATGACGTAGTACTATATGCCAATCCAACTAATGAATCTGCATTCCCTGGGATATACCTAGGAAAGGTAGGAGACGAGTGGGATAAGTTAGGAACTATTGCATCAGATAAAGGATCTATCCACTACAGCTCAATAGTCGTAGGCTATCAGTGGGCATGGCTAGAGTTTTCAGTAAACATGACTACTTCTCAGTACACGTTTGCAATTGATCAAGAGGCTCATGAAAAGTGGGGTAACATAGAAGTTGCAAGATGCAATGAGGATGGTACACCCATGAAAGGTACAGGTAAAATTACCAACTACCTAGAAATGGAGGCCAAAACCCAAATGGACGAAGAGACTGATAGAATGTTACTTTGGGGAGAGTCCACAGAGCACTTAGTAGGCCTAAAAGGAGAAAGAATTACAACTTCTCCAGGACTAATGCAATGGTTCTCAGAAGGACACGAACAGCCATACAAAGCTACATCAAGAGGATTTAAGCAAGTAATAAATCAAGTATCCTCAGCGTGGTTTGATAAAATTCCAATTCAAAGAAGAAAACTTACCTTCTATACAGGTGAAGGTGGTATTGAAATATTTAATCAATTTGTCAGAGACGAATTTGGAGATAGCGCAGTACAAATTCCATATGACTTTATCTTGGGTGATGCACCTGCATTTGAGCCAGGAAGAAAAGGATACTTCTACGGAAACTACCAATTCACTAAATATAAGTTACCAACCTTTGGAGAAATAACTGTGGCTCACTGGCCACTCTTAGATAACACAAGGGTTAACGGAGCACTTT